TGTCCTACTTGCTGGTTGAGCCATTTATCCACTAGTTTCCTAACTGTATTTAGGGTGCTGATGAAACGGGAGGAACTACCATAATATTTCCATTTACTAAAGTATATGTGGTTGATCCACTACTTACTAATACATCATAAACGTATCTACCTTCCGCAAGGCTTCTAGTTGCAGTTGATCCAAGAGATATATTTAGTTTTCCTCCCAGAGCACTAGTAATACCAACAGTAAAAGATGTTGTTATTCCTAAGGTTGCTCCAACAGAAACACTTTTAGAAATAGCACTAGATCCAGTGTAGTCAGTTAAATCAAACGCTGTATTTGCCGCAGTTGTCACATTAAAGGTAGTACTAAAATTAGCCCCACCATATATTGTTAAATTAGTGCCATAGGGTACACCTAAGTCTGGATCAAAAGTTATATTTCTACTGGGCATTTTATTATCCTAGAATTGCGATTGTTTCTTGCTGTTTATAATATAGTTTTGCAAAAGACTTTGCAATATTTTTTAGCATGTCACGGTCATCACAACTATCTATCTCAGATGCAATCTTTTGATACGCAAAAGATTTTTCTAAACCTTTTATCTCAATTTTATTTGGGTCCATTAATTAACTCCTTTAGTAATGACTTGATTTCATTAAGTTCATTTTTTACATTAGCAAGGTCTTCTTCCATTGTCTGTACTTGTTGATTCTTTTCAGATTTTGCTTTTCTTTTGGCAATGTATTGCTCATACTCAAGTCTATTTACATTTACAATAGTATTGGTTTCAGGATCTCTGGCGAGATCCTTATGACCTTTAACAGAATAGATATCCATTTTATGCGAAGGCAATTACTCGTAAATTTTTTACTTTTGGAACAAGTACTTGACTTGTTGAAGCAAGAATAATCTTGATTCTGTAAGATCTAAACGAGGCAAGTTTATCAATTTCAAACACATGCTCTTTAAATTCAAAATCTTCATACTTAAATCCTTGTCTTGACGAAGATTCAACAAATACATTTGGTGTTCCATCACTATCTTCTTCGTTGATAATATCACCTCTTGTATTCAAATTAGCATAACCTGGGAATGGTATGAAGATTGGTTCAAATCCAGGGTCAGCACTTGTAGAATAGAATGCTCTAATATCACTTTCTTGATTGACATGAGCATCGAGCATGATTCTTATAGAAGAAGCAGGGCTGTCAAGAGTTATCTCTTTGGAGATATATTGACATGCACTTGGATCATCAAAGAGACTATTTACTCTAGGATCCGTTGCATAATTTGTAATCTCACTATTAATTCTATTTGAGAACGTTTCAAGACTGCATCTTTGGAGATCAATTTGTGGAGTTACTTTAGTATTAGTTGTTCCAAGCAAAAGTCTCATTTGAAGTGACTTATTGCCCGTCAAGGAATCCAACTTAGCATCCTCATTTTCTTTAGAGAAAATTGCTCTAGGAGTATTGAAGTAATTATTCTGGTTAAGAGTAATATCTTCAAATCCAGCATTTACATATGGAATTTCATCTCCGCTGATACTTTGAGCAGTGGTGGTCCTAACAGTTGCTGTGAGAGTAGTTCCTTCAACTGTCATATTATGAACGAGTGGTTTAATACCTTCAAATGCAATATTTTGAGTTGCTTTTACGTTTTCTCCACCAGTCGATTTGTTTCCTCCAATGAATAATTTGTTGAAAGGTGTATTAACACTCCTATCAGCATTATTAGTAGCACCAAGAGAATCTGTATTACCATTGCCATACTTTTGAGCCATATCAAGTTTGATATGATATGAATCCAAGGTAATTGGATCAGGTACAGTAGCTGCACTTAGAGTATGTGCTCTATTAATTCTTGCGAGACTTACTCCACCAAGTTCATACTTATAAACTTTAGTTCCAACTGGATATGACTTTGTAAGAACACCTCTTGTAATTCCGCCGATTGTAGTAGCAGTAGAAGAAGTATATTCTAACAGTTCTTCTCCAATCAAAAGTAAACCTGTATTAGTTGTACCAATACCAACTCCTTCAAAACTGCTAAATGTAGACGCATCTGAGACTGTTATTGGATCTGTAGATGCTTTATCATATGCAACAGTGAGTTTTGTTGGTTTAATGTCGGGTAGAACTCCAGATATTCTAACGATGTTATCATCAAAATTCATACCATGATTCTTATGGTTTACCTTAATGTGAATACCATCAGAGACTTCAGTTATTCCACCAGTAGGAATTGTAACATCACCGCCACCAGTTAGTCCATTAAGTTCTGTTGAAATACCAGCGTTATTAATAAATTTGATAGTTCCAGCAGCACCAACCGCAAAATCACCTTGAACATTATCAAGTATTAATTGTGTTGTTAAACCAATTCCTGCTACAGTAAATCTAACATTTCTACCAACACTAGCAACTCCAATATTTCCAAGAGTTAGCACGTCACCAATCTGGTATCCATTTCCTCCATCACCAGTGATTGTTGCCGCAATAGCAACTCCATTTTGAATGGTAATGTTTGCAGTTGCATTTACACCAGTTCCAGAAACAGTAACTAGATTTACATTAGAGAATCCTGCAGTTCCGTCTGCTGGTGTGTAACCAATACCTGGATTTGTGATAGTCAATGTTCCAGTAGCACTTGCAGCAACTCCTACAAGATTACCAGTTGCAGTTGGTTTTGAAGATGAACCTTGGAAGAAAGTATTTCCAAGTTCATAATTAACATCATGAACAGTAGTTCCAAGTCCAACACGAATTTGTTTTGAAACAACATTGATTGGATTCTGTACTAGAGTAGCAATTTGTTTGTTACCTTCATCAAGTTCTGGGCTATAAAGTTCGATACTTCCAGTTGTTTCAAATTCTGCTCTATAGAGAGTAAATTTGAGATCTTCCCACTGACTTGCTTCCCATGTAGATGCGTTCTGTGATTTGAACAAAGATCCAAGTGTGGGTTGGTTAGAGATGTATGTGTCGCTGATAATATCATTTTCACCAACTCTAGAAATATAAACACTATACTTTGTAGAGTTAGAAATCAAACAAATTGCATATTCAGTGGCATTTCCTTCCAGATAAACTGGTGCTTCAAATTCAATAGTTGTCGCGACAGTACCATCATCTGAAGTAATAACTTCTTCTGGATGTAAAACCACCTCAGAGAACGGCAATACATTTGGTGTTGGGAAACCATCTTTCATTGTTCTCAGTTGGAATCTAACTGGAACGTTTGAATCATCCTTTGTACGGAAGAATACATCACACTTGGTCAAGAATACGCCAGGTGATTCTTGAACTAGGAATGATTGTGCTAGAGGATCATACCATCCAACAACTGTTTCGCTTATAATAGCCTCACCAATATTTCTGGAGGAAACAACTTCCGTATCAAGAGTTCTGTTGACAAGTTCTGATTCAAATTCTTGTCTGTTTTCAATTCTTGCGTTTCTAACAGAAATAATCTGTCCTTGTACAGTTTCCAAACTTCCTGAAGTTGGATATGCTTCTTCTCCAATTGTAGTAGCAGCATTTTGATCATTATCTGGATCATTTGTCAAGGTAAATGTATTCGTTCCAGTTTCAAAAGTTGGATTATCTCTATTAGATGGATCTGGAATAAAGAAACTACCACCAAGAGCAGAAGAAATGTCGGTAACAAGTCTTAAATTAGTTACAGTTGCTTCAGCACCACTAGTTTCTCCAACTAAGGTCATTCCTGTTTGAATGTGTCCAAAGAAACTTCCTTGTGGTTGATTTGCAAGAGAGAACGTGTCTACATTTAATATGGTAGATGTTGAAGAATACGTCTCTGGAATGCCAATATTTCCAGTTACATATGGATTATTTGGATATGTTTCTGTTGGAGAATCATAATCACCCCTTCTATGATTAGACTGAGCAACTCTAAAGTTAATAGAAGGATTGGTGTCTCTTCCTTCTTCGGATAAACCGAGATTAAGAACTCTACCCGATACAGTTTCTCCAACCTGGAATACTCCAGATTTCATTTCAATTTCAATAAGTTTAGGAACACAATACTTAGTAACATCTTTACCATCAAAGAATGCATAAATTCTTGTGGTTGGTTTTAAGTTATTTGCATAAAATTCTACATTTCTAGACCTGACAGTAGAAATTATCTCGGTACTGAGAACCTTATCTCCCGCATCAATTTCTTCAAACTCTTCAACAACCATTGTTGTTGTTCCTGTTCTACTAGAAACTCCTGTTTGAGTTACTGTTTCAAGAGTTTCTTCAACTGTTTGTGCCCTAGATTGTTGAACCCACTGAGCAACACCACTACCACCATTAATCCATCCACCTCTACCAAATCTAGGTCCAAATCCAGTATGATCTACTCTTTGTCTAGTTTCTCTAACCACACTAGTAGCACCAGTCCAATTAGTTTCCCAAGAATTCCAAATTGTAGCAGCAAATCCAGTTTGTGGATCAACATTAAATTGCTCCTCTGCTTCTGCCATGACCTGAGCATAGTTTCCAGGAACATCAATAGTTGCGGCTTCAATTCTATTTTGAGTTACCCAGTTATCCGATGAAGGTACAAGAGAAATAGTTCCTTGCCAGAAACTAATAAGGAACGGAGTAACACTTTCAGTCCTTGTTGCGAAGGTTTGTTTTACATATTCAACCTCTGAATATTCAAGGCTAATAATATCATTTTGTTTTCTTACATTAACACCTTCAACTACAGAGGTTCTTTTATCTGCTGTTTGATCAACATCAATCACAGGTCCAGTCATTAAATCAACCGAAGTTGTAAAATGAGACGGTCTCATCAATTTGTGAGTTTGATCAATACTATTCTTTCTTGATAGGAAATAATCTTGAGTCTTAAATGATGAGAAATTATCAACAAAGAATCCTGATTTAAATCTGTTTAATCCATCACTATCTGGAACAAACATATTTGCTGTGTTTGATTCCAGCATTGATAATGAAGTATAATACTCCAGATTTCTAATTCTTTCTTCCAGTTTTTTGATATCCTTCATCTGGAATCTCTTATACTTCAGGTAGTTAATAGATACCTGCTGTACATTGTGGAGATAGGGTGGATATCTAATCTCTGCAATTTCAATTGCATCATCAACTGGGTTTGGACTTACTGGATTATCTGACGGAAGTCCAAACTTCATTTGGAATTTACCATCTTTATTTAAATACAACCTATCAATTCTTCCTTGATAATATGAATAATCTAAGAAGATGTTTTCATTTGATGCTAAAATATTGGGTACTGAATTTCCAACAGTGTTAAAAGTTCTACCAAGAAACTCTAGCGGAGATCTAGATCCTGTAGTGGTTGTATATTGACTAACCCTTGGTCTTAAATCAATAATATCAGTATTCATATAACCATCAATAGATTTGATCTCTGTTGAATAATTAAAATCATTATAAGAATCTACTGTTACAATATCTCCAGTATCTGTAGCATCAAAAGAAGCACTTTTGAAATAAATTTTTATTTTCTTAGAAGGAGGTTCTACATCAGAATTTCTTGTTAAAAATCCATGATTGTAGAAAGTTTTTTTCTGTCCTGAGTTATAGGTATAATTTGTTGAGATATCAAAAGCAGATGTATCAAGATCACTGATAACACCACCAACTTCAGTTTCTTGACCTATAATAGTTTCTCCTTCTACAAATTTAAAATTATTTTTGCTAATATATCTTATTGTTGTATTGTTAACAACTTCACTAACAACTGCAGAGGCACCACTCGTTTGACCAACAAAAAGTTCACCTAAGAGCATATCTGTAGTAGTTGCAGTAGGCCCATTAAGTTGAACTAACTCCATTGAAGGAGATCCAAATGAGGATGGATTTGAATCTGCAGATTCAAAGATACCATGAATTTCAATAATGTCTGGAGAATTCAAGGAAATAACTTTGTCCTGAACTCTTGTACCGAAAGGATAATTTCCATACGTCAATCCATCATTTATAGTTGTAGATCCAATTCCAGATGCTGGACTAATGGATTTATCAATAATAACACTTCTAACTCTATTTTTTACTTTCTTCTTGGATTTTACTTTTCTTTTTTCTACAGTAACAGTTAATTTAGCACCAGTATCATCATTAGAAAGATTTCTAATTTGAATCTCTCTTCCATTGGAACTAAAAGTAAACTTATCTGCTGTCAATACTTCAATTAATCCATTAGATCTGGTCAAAGTATATCTTTCATTGGTAAATGGAAGATAGGATTCTCCTTCAGGTAATGTGAGAGTGATTAAACTCGATCCAGCAATTTGATTAGCTGCGATATCAATAGTGAAGGTCTTTCTAATACTAAGAGAAGCATCGGTAAGATCTACTGCCGCAATATTTTGTTTGGGGAAAGGAGTATAAAGAGTATTATCAGAGGATATATCTAAAGCACTAGTAAGGATCTTTAACTCACCTTGTGCCATAGTGAATGGAGTAGATGGGAGTGTTCCTGCTACTTCACCCTCAACAGATGCTACTGCTTCGACTGTTACGCTTGATGATGCAACTTCTGTTACTCTAACAACTATTGGTAAAGTCTCTGAGATACTTAAATTTGAGAACTCAAGCAAATCATTTACTTTTAAAATACCAGGAATTCTAGGACTTACAGAAGTTATAGTTGCTACACCAGCACTTACAGCAGTAATACTTGCAACATTTTCTACTGAATCACTAATTGATTGGATAACATTTGCACTAAAAGTATTGATACCTACGGTTGGATTTCCGTTTGTACCACCAACAATTCCAGTATTTGAATAGACAGATTTTACATCACTAATACCATATGATGTAATATTACTAACAGTTCTATTTTCTGTAATTCTTTGAGTAGAAATTCCACTTCTAAAAATTAAAACTTCATTCTCAAGGAATTGTCCTTTTTTATCATAAACGGTTACTGCAGTACCTGCATTTACAGAACTTCTTAAAAATCCTGTTGCTCCGCTGCTATTTCCTTCAACATATACAGGAACAGTTAAATCAATTGATTGATTAAGTGTCAATTCAGTAAATGGTTGAATATCATACAAAGATACACCCCATTCATTAAGTTTGGGAAATGCAGTATCATATGATCCTGATTCTAATTTAAAATCAAAGACTCTAGCTAGTCCAATTTCCTTTCCTGAAGGAGTTTCTGAGTTTACACCCACTCTTTGATCTCTTAAGCTTAATACAAAGGTATTTCCAACACCTACGCTTGGAGATCTATAAACACTATTAAGTCTTACTGTTGGTCCAGTATTATATTGAAAGAATTGATCTTCAATAGTTCTGGTTACTCTTGGTTTATCTACATCAATAAATGTTGGAGCGATTGTTTCAATCTCATATCCCTTCACATAAGCCTTACCAGGAGTTATTCTGCAAAGTGCCAAATCATCAGATACTGGAGTTCCACTAGGACTAAATTTACCAGCATCTAAAAATCCTTGATTTCCTCTATTATTGTTTAATGAGTTAATAATTGAGACATTAAACGGTTTTACAATATAATGTCCACTTTCATCAAAAGTTCTTCTTGCAAGAACATCTGATAAATCATCATAAAATACTGCACCACCTCTTCCAGCACTTCCTCTTTTAACTTGAGAAGTTTGAAGAACACCATCAACAATTGTGGCTAATTCAATAAAATTATCATCATTAAAATCGGTTAATGATTTCTTGAAGAGCGACAATGAAATTTTTAATCTATCTGCTCCAGGAGCTCCATAATTATTAAATCCCTGAGAATTATCATTCAGAGACTCATCAGCGTTGGAATTTACAATTTCCTCTGATACAAATAAACCTACTCTATAACTAGGAGTATTTGAATATTGGTCTAAAATTAAAGACTCTCTATTTACATTTACAAAATTTCCACGAACAAAATACACCCCAGCTTCAATTTGAAAAACAGAAGAAGTTGCTGATGATCCAGATGGTATTGTACGTGCAAAAGGAGTTCCTGGATTTATAACAGAGTTGCCAAGAAGCCCTGATGCAATTACTTGATTAGAAATTAATTCTTCGCCATCACTAAAAGTTTGAGTTGCATTATCTCTAGTAGAAGATCCCTTATATGCTACATATAGAGTTAAATTATCTCTTTCGGAATCTGCAGAATATAAAACATTATCAACCGTAGCAGTAACTCCAGAAGTCTGTCCAGTAATAGTTGCCCCAACTAACTGATCAATATATGCTTCAACAGGAACACCTTGATATGTGTTTGTTAACTGAACTGCATAATATAATTGAGAATATCCTGTGTTTCCTGGAATAACTTTTGCACCCTCTTTGAAAAAGTGCTGTCCAAACTTCTCTATTTGATTCTGCAGAATAGATTGCAGAGTCGATAGTTCTCTTGCCTGAACCGGATATCCAGGTTTAAAAAGCACCTTATGGTAATCATTTGTCGGATCAAAGTCGTCAAAATATGGTGCTACGTTTAAATTCGTTTGCTGGGGCATAATTCTTTAGAACTGCAAGATAACTTTTATGTCTTCTTTTTGATTCGACGATCTTGTGATAGATGGTCTATTATCTACGTATATAATATTTCCGGAGTGTTGTTTTACTTCTGGAGCAGCAACACCAGTAACAAAATCCATCCCAAGATAATATGTACGATTATTTATCGTCGTTTTGTTGTCGTTAAAAGTATTGTCAATACTTAATGTAAGACCAGTTGTAGGAGTGATATTTCTGCTTCCATTACCAGTTGGAGATCCTGTAAATGATCTAAGTTCATATCCATATGTTGGATTTGTTTGTGCAGTTCCTACAGTACTAAATCCTGCAACTCTTCTATCTTGCCACAGTTTTAAAACACCAGTAGTTTGTTCATAATTGATAACTCTACCCACTGCGGTTTGACCAGTTCCTACAGTTTGAATAACAAAGGAATCTGCGGTAAAAGTTGCTTCACTATATCCAGTACCAACTAATTTTAAAGCAGTTACAGCACTTGCCTTATCAGATGTTAAAATATTACTTGAAGTTGGAGATTCTGGATTTTGTACTATTCCTATTCTTGAGAATTGATTTCCTGTAATAAAATCTGGATTTTCATTATCATTTTCAATTCTTGAATACATCAATACACTATATGCACCCAATTCTCTATAGATGTCTGCTCCATGCCCGCCCTGTGGAGTAACGATGACATCAAAAGTTGGCCTAGTAGTTCCTGTTGGAACACCACCTGCAACAAGATCAACATTTCCAAAAGTATAACCAGATCCTTGAGCAGATATGGTTATTTCTCCAATTTTACTATCACCATTAATAGTAACGGTACATTCAGCACCAATACCATCTCCAGAAATGGGAACTCTAGTATATGTTTGATTTGCTGTTCCTAAACCAACTCCACGATTTGTGATAGATATAATTTTAATAGATCCATCTACCGCATTATCTCTTACAGCAGCAGTATCGTTAGAAGTGCTCCAATTGGTGGGCACTGGCATAAAATCGGTTGATTCAAATTTTACAATATCTGCAGGTTTGATAGTATAGAGGTATTTCCAGATATATCCATCTCCACTAGTCCCCGCTGATCTTGGTTCTAAATCAACAAAAGTTGGTTCATCAAGAGAAGGTCTACCTAAAGTATTTTCTGGATCTGTTCCGTTTTGTAAGCAAATATAAACTCTATAGTCACTATTCAATACATAAAAATTTGAATTATATAAATTGGTGGAACCAGAAACAGGAGCTGTATTTGATCTGCTGTAGTCATGACGATACATGTCATAAGTTGTTCCAGAAGACCAAATTCTTTTTGGAATGACTTGCCTCACATCATCAGTATTGATTTTCTTCAATGCGATCATAGTATTCCAATAATCATTCTCCTGATCAAAATTATCTTTCGGTGCAGGAGGTGAATCATTCCAACTAGAAGAATAATCGTTTGAGTTTGGTAACCCGATGAAAGAATAATAGGAATTACTAGCATTAGCAATTCCCGCAACAAAATTCTTTGCGTTTAATATTCTTACTTGGTCAGTAATTATCGCTGCCATTTTATTAGGACTTTTTTGTTATTTATTAAGGATAAAGATCACTTTTTCTGGACATCTATTGCCAGACTACCTGATTGTATACCGACACCATCACTTACCCTATTCACAAAGAAATCAGCATGTGAGGTAAATCTACTAACACCAATACCAATAGCTGTGGTCACTGGTACATGGTCATTCATAGTAGCATTAACAACATAATCAGTAGAGTTGTTATAGTTGCTAGCAAAGGTAAGTCTATATTGACCAGCAGCAACACGACTTGCAGTTACTCCTGTGTCTCCCGTCCAAGTTGCAGTAGTCGTTCCAAGTGCAACTTCACCTTGATAACTACCTGGGAGTACATATGTTGTTCCGGCAGTACCAGTAATTGGTAATGCAGTTGTTGGTGGAGTGAAATTAGATGTGTATCTCTCAACAGTAGATATTCTTACATCATCGATGAATCCATCCATGTAAATAGCATTAGTGCTGCTTAATTTAGCATATCCAAAAGCAAGTTCATAACCATTTTGGAATGCTGGTATATCATTATCAACAACTTGATTTGAAGAAGTATTATTACTCTCAACACCATTTACAAAGAGGTGAAGTGCTCCAGTTGTTGCGTTCCTAGTAAGAGCAAGATGACACCATACACCATTAAGGATGCCGGCGGCGTATGCTCCTAATAAAGTTCCATTGGTGGTGGATGCAAAACTATGAGTAGAGGATTGGTTATTGTACCATCTAAAATTAATAACGCCGTTTAAATAGTCTACAGCAAGTCCAAAAGTATAAATATGCGTGCCTGTGTGAAAAACTAATGGTGTTGCATTGACGTTTGTTCCAGCGGGATTTCCATCCAGATAGAACCAACCTTCTATAGTCCATGTACCTGTAAAATCATATTCACTTCTCTTTGAATACAACAAACTTCCATTATTTGGATATCCAATTCTTGCTGATTTTGTACCAATCTTAACTGGCGATGTAACCAAATCAACATTACTAGTACCAACATAAATTGTTTGTCCAAATCTTTGATCTGTCAATGAAGTATCAAAGTCATTTCTAAAAATAGTATTATCCCATTCAGTATCTTCAGGTACTGATACTGGTGTTCCAGAAGAAAGGACAAACTCTCTCCAGAAAGTTCCATCATAGAAAAATGGAGCTCCGCCAATTAACTTAATATTACCAGTAGTTCCTGAAGTTCCAGCAATTGTTGCATTATTTTTGGAAATTGTAAGACGATGAGATTCAAACTCAGTGGCACTTACAATACCAGTATTACCCTGAATAGTAACACCAGTGCCAACAATTATCTCATTTGTATTACCATCAATTGTAACAGAACCTGTTCCAGTGGTAATAATTCCAGTAACTCTTAAATCACCACCAACAATCATTTCTGTTGATGCACCGCCAACAGTTACATTAGAAAGTGTAGAAAGACCAGAAACACTTAATTGATTTGAAAAAGTAGTTCCTGTAATTGTTGCACCCATACTAAGGGTTTCAAACTTCTTCGCAGTATTGTGGAAAAGCTCAACGCCTGCATCAACCGTAAACAGTGCAATATCGTTTGCGCCACCAGAGTACTTACCAATTTTGATTACACTTCCACTTTGTTGTGAAAGAATCTCAACATTTCCACCATTTTGTCCGCTAATTAATTGACTCTTTCCTGTAGTATTTCTAATTGAAAATTTGTCAATAGTGTTACCAAACATTGCATAAACACCAGCATCAATAAAGATATTGCCAGAGAACTGAGCAGCAAAAGTAGCCGCATAACCAACGAATGTGCTTACACCAGTATAAACTTCTAAGGAGTTTGTTCTTACATCACTAGTGTCAATTCCACTACCACCACCTGTTTGATCAGTAACCCATGCATAATCACTACCAGTCCAACTCAAAATTTGATTGGTAGTTGCAGACCCTACGTTTAAATGTGTATCAACGTCACTATTAGTATAAGGAGTACCACCTCCAGCAATGGTGATAGTTTTAGTTGCTCCAGTTCCACTTGCAGCAACTGCACTACCTACAAAGTTCAATGTAGTGGCAGTTGTTGGTAGTGTACTACCCTCATCTTGAACTATAACACCACTACTGCCACCTCCTCCAGTGATAAGGAGTGTAGCAATACCAGAATTAACAGTAACTGCCGAAATCCCAGGTCCACGAAAGTCAAGGATAGTAGCGCCAGTTCCAGCAGAACCACCTACGGTATTGATACCAACACCACCTTCAGTAAAGGTTAAATTGTTACCATCTCCAAAATAAGTATAAATTTCGGAAAAGTTATCATTAACCTTTGCAGCACCAGCTCTTAAGGTATCGCCTGTTCCATCGTTGGGTAATGTACCCGTCCCTATTCCCTGTCTTGCCATTATTCTTTGGGTTTAAAAATATTTATATTGAATGGGTATTGTTTTTGAATCTAAGGTATCTTGTTCTAGATATTGAATCTGAAGTTGATAGACCTGAGAATCCGTTCAAAGTCCTTGCTTCATGCGATAGTTGTTTATTTCTAGAATCAAGTATAAGTTTACCCCAACTAAATTCAGCGAAGTAATTTGATGTAGATATTCCACCAGCAAAAGTCAATATACCAGAATCATCAAAAGTAAAGTTTGCAGAATCAAAGAATTCTGTAGTCGAACTAAAACCAATGGTCGATACTCCAGTAACTCCAGAATTTATTCTTACAACATTGGTAGATATTCCACCGATACTTCTAGAAACTATTTGTACAGATTTTACTTGGAATACTGAATCAATATATGATGTTGTAATTCCTATTATGTTATTGGAGGTATCAAAAGATGTGAGAGGTGATCCAGTTGCCCCAATAGAGACATTAGAATTAAATATGGTAAAGTAATCTCCAGTAGATATTCCACTCAATGTTGTTGCAGAACCAACCAAATCGGTGTTTCTCAATACAGAATCATATGGAAT